TACCACGGTAAATACAGCAGCCAGCAGAAAGCCAACGAGCAATTGCAGGCTGATAACGACCGACAGAGCAGCGTCATTGCCACACAGTCCCTGCAATTCAACCGCTACAACCAAATCGCCGCAGCTGTTCAGCAGTACGACACAAACATCACGGCTTCAGCTCAGGAGAAACAAATTGTTCACCGGGAGATACTCAAAACTGAGCCGACATGCGCTCTCGCTATTCCTGCTGCTCTCGCTGGTCGGTTGCTCGGCTACGCGAACAGTTTACGTGCCAGCGCATTGCACGCCGATACCGGCATCACTGACAGCGCCAATTCTGGCTCCGCTACCACCGGCACCCTGACATATTGCCAGGCTGTACTGTGGATAGACCCACTACTGACAGCGATAGATAAAGCTAACAGTCAGTTGAAGGGGATTAGGGATATCGAAAGCTCACGCCTGGAGAGATAAAAAAAGACCACCATGTACTGGGATATGATAGGACATGATGGCCAATGCAACAAAAAAGGAAAGGAGTTTCGGGGAGGAATTTATCAATTCTTTCAGTCAGTCAGCAATAGTAATTAATGCCATTTTTCAGAACCTAGCCTGACTCCGGCCGGGCTTTTTTGTGCCCGCAGTAACCATCCGCGCACTGCAGCGCCTTTAATCACGTTGAGTCTCGCTTCGGAATGAGCCTTTGAGGTCAGCTACAGGCTGTCGCTCCATCTACGGTAGCTTTCCTATGCGGCAAGGTTTATTACCAAAGTAAGGATATCTGCTCTTGATATGATCTGGCATAAGATTACCCATGACGGGTGTGATTAAAAAATGACCATCAGTGTTATGGTTAGTCTCGTTCATGAGAAAGGTTGAATACCATGTCTTACTTTACTCAGGTAATAGATCTTATCGTCAAAACCAGGTCTGACGCTAAGTGTCCAATTTGTGGGGAAATATCTAAGCAATCCGCCAGGAGGATTTCAAGACAACAGACTTTGTTTTGCCCGCACTGCAAATCACTCTTCATTATCTATGAATAAATAAAAACGAACATTAAGCCGCCTCTGGGCGGTTTTTTTATTGCCAACGGACGGCATCGTGAACAACAACCCCACGAGGTACACAATGCCGGAAACAACTATCACAACAGCACAGAGCAACCAGCTTGAGCTGCTACAGACACTGAATTACAACAACGCTGCTGTAAAAGAAGCGGTAGAGTTTATTCAAAATGAGCCTTTTAAACACCGTTTGTTCATCCAGCAGTACCAGCGGCTACTAAACAACGGTTATCCTGAATCTGATGTCGTATCGCGCGCTATCACTGCGGTACAGGAATCAACTGAAGCGCTGGCCGTCATCAACACCACTACCGCAACCGAATAACCCATCCGGGCGGGCGCAGGCCGTCGCCGTCTCTCAATGTTAGCTATGACCGTGTCACTCCTGCACGCCAGCGCATAGAGAGAATCAGAAACGCCAATACCGTGTTACTCCTGACTCCACGCAGGGGTGCTCACTCATGGTCGCCGGTCGCTGCGATGGTAGATGAAAGCGATTTTACATGGTTGCCACTCTGGTCAGTGCGTCGGTGATGAACTCCCAGCGGTTAAGAAACTGTTCATCTTCGCCTTTAGCGATTTTGAATAGCGGCGCTTTGTGATGCCAGGTAGATGTGGCATGGACAACTTCACTCGGGACTATGAACACCTCTGGCGTTTCATCGTTCGAGATGTCTTCGGACATATTGCAAAAGACGTAGGAGAAGTCAGGGGAAACGGCTGGCATGTGGGTGCCAACCATCCACTGCCTGCGCTGGCTTCTCGCCCACGACCCTTTAACCTGAATGCTGATGCTCTTTGAGCCATCAATTGTGGCAATAATATCAACCGCGCCTGACCCGCTTGTGGTTAGCGCAGCACTGATACCCAGCCGGGAAAGCATGTAAGCCACATAGAATTCACCGGCGTCGCCGGCATTTTTGCTGGAACGTTTTACAACCACAGATTCAGACATCTCGATCCCTTCCTGAGTAAACGATGTGCCTGAATAATAAGCACTGCACTCAGCGGCACACAACAAGATTGTGAGGACATAATGGCATCACCTGACTGGGAGGCTATCGAATCGGCTTACCGGGCTGGCTTGATGTCCCTCCGCGAAATAGCAGCACAGCACGGCATCAGTGAAGGGGCAATCCGTAAGCGTGCAAAGCGCGATGACTGGTCCCGCGACCTGTCGGCGAAGATTAAAGAGCGCGCTGACGATCTGGTACGCAAACAGGAGGTACGCAAGCAGGTACGCACCGAAAGCGCGCTTTCAGAGCGCGTACTGATCGAGGCCACGGCCGAGGTTATTGCCACCGTCCGTATGGAGCATCGCGGCGACATCCGTCGAGCGCGTGAGATAACCAACGCGCTGTTCGACGAGCTGGGTGCAGAGTGCGCAGACATCGGCGCGCTACGTCAACTCGGTGAGCTGATGCTTGAACCGGACGAAAATGGCCGCGACAGGTTGAACGAGATTTACCACTCAATCATCGGTATGCCGGAGCGAGTAAAGTCGGTTAAGGCTCTAAGTGATGCGCTTAAGAACCTGATAAGCCTTGAACGCCAGGCCTATGACATCGACGGCCCCGAAGGCGATAACTCGGTTAAGAAACTGTCTGACCTCATGGATACCTTGTCTCAGGGGGCGTGATGAAACCTGAGCACCTGAAGCTGCTGGCCGATAAGGACTGGCGGCTTAACAATCTCTACTGGATCACCGACAAAGAGGGTAAGCCCAAGCGGTTCAGGATGACGCCTGAGCAGCGCGAGTACTTCGAGGGCATCCACACCCGCAACATCATTCTTAAGGCGCGCCAGCTCGGATTTACCACCGAGGTGTGCATTATCCAGCTGGATGCTGCGCTGTTCGAATCGGCCAAGTGCGCGCTGATCGCCCATACGCTGAACGACGCCAAGCGCCTGTTCAGAGAAAAGGTGAAGTTTGCCTACGACAACCTGCCGGACGAGATTAAGGCGGCAAACCCGGCCAGCAATGATTCTGCCGGCGAGCTAGTTTTCAAAAAGGGCGGCTCACTGTACGTCAGCACGTCGTTCCGTGGCGGCACGCTTCGTTACCTGCACGTTTCTGAGTTCGGCAAGATATGCGCTAAGTACCCGGATAAAGCCCGCGAAATCGTTACAGGTGCGTTTGAGGCGGTATCAACAGGCTGTTTCGCTACGATCGAAAGCACGGCGGAGGGCCGCGCGGGTTACTTCTTCGATTACTGCCAGACAGCAGAAAAAGCGCAATTGCAGGGCAAGCGGCTATCCCCTTTGGACTGGAAGTTTTTCTTCTTCTCCTGGTGGAAGAATCCGCAGTACGCCATCGACCCGGTAGAACCGCTCCCGCAGCGCCTGGTTGATTACTTTGCCGAGATGGAGGCAAAGCACGGCGTCACGCTGAACGAGCGGCAGAAGGCCTGGTACTTCGCCAAGGAGAAGACGCTCGGCGACGATATGAAGCGCGAGTATCCGACCATCCCGGCGGAGGCGTTCCAGCAGTCGGTTGAGGGTGCTTACTACGCCAAACAGTTCCGCTGGCTCTACACCAATAAGCGGATCGGTACATTGCCCGATAACTCGCATCTGCCGGTGCATACCTTCTGGGATATCGGCGTGGGCGACTCCACGGCTATCTGGTTCGTGCGTGAGGTTGGGGAGGAGTTCCATGTTATCGACTACTACGAAAACTCAGGTGAAGGCCTGCGGCACTACATGAAAGTGCTGAAGGACCGCGGCTATGAGTACGGAGAACACTGGGGGCCGCACGATATCGAGAACCGCGAATTCGGCTCTGACGCCAAGTCCCGCAAAGAACTGGCGCGGGAAGGGTATGAAATCGACGGTCAGAAGTATTCCATGACCTTCAAGGTGGTGCCGAAAACAGGCGTTGACACAGGCATTGAGTCGGTGCGCGAGCTGCTGCCTAAGTGCGTCTTTGACGAGGATAGGTGCGCCGAAGGCATCACCCACCTGGAGGGCTACCGCAAAGAGTGGGACGACAAGCGCGGGTGCTGGAAAGATAAGCCTCTTCACGACGCAACATCACACGGTGCTGATGGGTTCCGCTACTTTGCCGTGGCGAAGAACAACCATAAGAAAGTCGGCGCCATATTCTTCTAAGGAGCACCAGTGAATCTACAACCTCGGGAAAATTTTCTCGTTAATGCGCTGGCTGCTACCGTCGGCCGCCTGCGATCGATGTATGCCGGGATAAACGGCAACACGAAACGCACGAAGCTGTGGGACGAGTTCGGTTATCCGGATCAGGTCGGCTTCGAGCAGTACTACCGGGCCTATGAACGCAACGCCGTAGCACATGCCGCAGTGCATAAGCTGCTGGACAGCTGCTGGGTAGATAATCCGACCATCATTGATGGCGATGGCTCTAAAGAGGCCACGCAAACCACGCCGTGGGAACAGCAGGTTACTAAGCTGCTGAAAAAGCACTGGCCGAAAATTAAGGATGCGGATCGGAGAAACCTGATTGGCCGCTATTCAGCGCTACTTATCCAGTTCAAAGACGGTCGCGAGTGGCATTTGCCGGTAGACCGTGCGCTGGTCGGCAGCCTAAAAGAGGCCGCAATAGTCAGGCTTATCCCTGCATGGGAATCGCAGATTAAACCGGGTGACTTCGACACCGACACGATGTCGGAAACCTACGGCCAACCGGTCAATTACAACTTCAACGAGCAGCCGGTCGGTGATGATGGCACTTACGGCCCGGTGCGCGGAGTAACCGTACATCCGGACCGCATCATCATCCTCAGCGAGGGCTCTGAAGACGAGAACATGCTCTCTGGCGTACCTTTCCTGCGCGCTGGCTATAACAAACTACTCGACCTGGAGAAAGTGTCCGGCGGCAGCGCGGAAGGCTTCCTGAAGAATGCCAGCCGCCAGCTGGGTATCGCGTTCGATAAAGATACCGATATAGCAACATTGTCTTCTCAGGCTAAAGAGGCCGGATTTAAAGACCTCGGTGATGCTCTTAACGACAAAGTAGGGCGAATGAACCGCGGTACTGATGCTGCGTTGGTCATGCAAGCCGGGGCGCCTTCAGTGCTATCGGTCGCTGCCGCTGATCCGCAGCCAACATGGACAGTGACCGCCAATGAGTTCGTCGCATCTATTCAATGTCCGTTCACCATTCAATTTGGCCAGCAGACAGGCCGACTGGCATCTGATGAGGACAAGAAGGACTGGGCAAAGCGTTGTAATGGCCGACGGTGGGGATTTCAGTCTGCTGTTGTCACAGCAGTGATTGAACGCTTCTGGATGGTGGGCGCAATAGAGCCACCTATATCCGGTGAAGTCACACTGGCCTGGTCCGACTTACTCGCTCCGAGCGAAAAAGAGAAGATTGCCAATATGCAGGCAATGGCCGAAGTAGCGCAGAAAACGCAGCAGGCCTACGGCACACCGGCCATTGAGGCTAACGAGGTGCGCGCTGTGGGCGAGCTGGAGCCGCTGAAAGAGTCCGAACTGCCTGACCCTTACGCTAAACCACCCGGTAAGGATCCGCTGACAGATGACGACGACAGCGATTAACCGGATCGGGACGCCAATAATACCGCGTAACAAAGCCGATCCCACTCAGTCAGCCCGACAGGTTGGCCGGATGTTCCGTGATATCGATGAGCGGTATCTGACCATCAAGCGAAGGCTAAAGGAGCTGTTTGATGAGCGCATGACGGGTGTGGCAAGTGCGGTTAATGTCCAGCGGGGCTTTATGGCCTGCAACAACGATAACGCGCCAGCAACGCTCTACCAAGTCAATGCCGGAACGTTCATCTACGATATGACCGCGGCGCAGCTGGCCGACCTGTTGCAGATCGTCCAGACCATTCTCGACGATGCGCTGCTTGAGGGCGGCAGCCAGAATCTGTGGTCGCTGGGCTACGTTGGCGCTGAGTATGAGCGCGGTACGCTGCAGGCGTTTACCAACCTGTCTGCGCAGTCGCAGGTTTACGCGCAACAAACCTCGCTTGCTCAGGTGCTGAGCAGCCCGGCCTTACAGAACCAGATAGCCGCCGCATATGTTGCGACTTACAGCGAATGGAAAGGTATCAGCGATGCGGCTCGCTCTGACCTTGCGAGCGTAATCTCCAATTCGATTGGGCGAGGCATCAATCCTCGGGAAACGGCTGGCATCATCAGTAAGCGCCTCAATGTCTCTATGTCCAGTGCGAAGAACATCGCGCAAACCGAGCAGGTAGGGGCATTGCGCGAGGCTCAGTGGCTGGAGACTGATTGGGCGCGGGAGCGGCTCGGACTAAATACCATGCTGCTGCATATCTCAGCCCTCAAACCAACCACTCGTACCACGCACGCTTTCTGGCATGGGAAAACTCGCACAACCGAAGAGGTGCGCGAGTGGTATAGCATCGATGGGAACCGGAATCGATGCTATTGCGGCCAGGTACCCTGCATTGTCGATGGTGATGGTAAGATTGCTAACGAAGGCCTGAATGAACGATTGGATAAAGAAAGGGCAAAATGGTATCAATGATTAATATTTATTGATCGAGATAAAATTATGCCAAAAAAAATTGGAGTTCTCTTTAAAGTGTTTTCTAAGAAAAAATTCAAAGATGATTTTTTGGATGGCAGTCTATACATGAATACAATCGACTACTTCCGGAAATATGAAGAAGACTTAGAGGATAACATTGCCGATAGATTTGAAGCTCTTTCATGGTGGTTGCAACCGAATGATGCAATCATCGAATTGGAGTGTAATGGTGAAAAAATCACTTTGAGCCATAAGGATTTGGCAGCCCCGAGTACATTGAGAAGATACAAGTATGATTGTGCGAATATTTATTGCATGACGCATTTGCACTCGCGCGACATTGATACTTCCTGCGTTAAAAGCGGACAAGAAGAAAAGCTTCTTGAGAGCTATTTTATCCTTCCGCCTGAAATCGAAAATTTGGGTAAATATTTAGTTATGATTTTTGAACCTGTTTCTTTTTTGGATAGGGTGAAAGAAAAATCTTTTGAGTTGGCGGAAGAGATCGGCTTGAAAACTTTCATGGCTGGGCAGGTGACTTATTATGATGAGAAAAATAGTAGTCTTGTTTTAGATGATGATTTTGATTCTGTGTTTCACAAGCAAAGCAAGTTCTCTCACCAGTCAGAGTTCAGGTTGTGCCTAATACGTGATAATCCGGAAAATGAGAGAATTGTATTAAATATAGGAAGTATTAGGGATATTGCTATTGAAATGGAAACGAAAGACTTCAACAGAATAATAAAACTTAGCCGAGGATAAAAATCATGGCTGGCTTAGGCCAGCTTTTAAAGAAAAAAACTCCACTGAGGATCCAGCATGAAACGCAACCGCGTTAACGTGCTGACCGTCGTCAACTCCGCTTCAAACATCACCACAGAAACTATCGACGGCAAACCACATATCGTGGTTCGCGGCATCACGCCTGTTGTCGACGATATCGTGATGAACCGGAAGTTGTACCCGGCAGCCGAAATAGCAAAAGCCTACAACACGCTCGAGCGCAATCCGATGCCGTTTGGTCATCCGAAGGTGGACGGCAAGCACGTGTCTGCCCGTGACGTCCGTGCGGTGAATAACTACCACGTTGGGGCATGGTTCCAGAACGTGACCCACAACAGCGGGAGGGTGTCGGGCGATATGTACGTCGATCGCCAGTACGCCGAGGGTAGCGAGAAGGGCAAGCGCCTGATTAACCGGCTGGATGAGATGGCTGCTGGCACCAACGTCGACCCGATTCACATCTCAACCGGGCTGCTTTATTCCGGGATCGCCGCTAACGGTGAATCCAAAGGCAAAAAGTACAACGAAATCGCCACCAACATGGTGTTCGACCACGTAGCTGTACTGCTGGACGAGCCTGGTGCTGGCACGCCGGAAGAGGGCGTTGGCATATTCGTGAACGCCGATGGCGAGGAACAGGAAATTGAGGTCGTGAACCTCGCTGATGGTGATTCTCCAGATCTGCAAGACCCCTCATTCAAATCATTTTTCAACCAGCTGAAGGCGTTTT